GGATAAAGTAAGTGCGCACCTTCATCAACATCCCAATAAACAAGTAATAAAGAAGACATTCCGTTACCGTTGTCCCCTCCACCGTTAAGAGTAATGAAAGGAAGTTGCTCATCTCCAGCAATTCCATCAATATCAGTAATCTTGTTTAGTCTAGGCATAAAGCCTAAAAACTTGCGGGGATCTTGGTTTCTGTTTCCGTAAAGTAAAGCCTCTTCAAGGTCTAATCCTAAACCTCTTAGGTGTCGGCTATCCTCTCTCCAGCGTAACTCGTTGTCATGGGGAGCTAGGTCCATTACTTTTTTCAAAGAGCGTGACCATGATTCGATCATACCAAGCTCTTCAGCATACTTTTCCATCGAGCCTTTATTGGGTTTTGCACCCTCATCGACTGCGACCCAAGTACCCCTTGGTGGATCACCCTCTCTTCCACCAATATCTCTAAGCATATCGCTGGAAGATTTCCAAGGAGCATCATTCCAAATAGTTGTTCTTTTAAGAACTTCGTTAACAACAGGAACTAAGTCTTCGTTGTGTGTAGCAGCAGCTACATCTGCAAAAGTTAAATAATCAGGCATTATGGCCTCCTATTAGTCTGGATAACGAACAGGAACCTTAGAGCCAGTTCTACTAGCCCCGCTAACATTACTTGGGATTGTCCCATCTTCTTCAATCGACTTTCCTACTCTAGCTAACAACTCAGCTACTGCAGGATTGATACTTGCACCACTTCGGTCTAATTCTTTAGCCAAAGCTGCATCAGACTCTACAAGAGCTAAATAAGCTCTCGACATAGCCTTTCTTTTAACCTCGTACTCATCCCCCCAATTCTTTTTCAAAGTTGCTTCACACCAGTCTTTGCCTTTTTCAAGTAACTGTTGAATCGAACCGTTTTGAGCCTCTGTAAGAGTATCAAAGACTTTTTCTGCAACCTCTTTAGGAATGGCTGAATTTTCTAAAGTTGTCTTTAAAGATTCAGTAACAACTCCAAAAGGATCTGTATCCGCTTCCAAACGTTTTTCAAAGTTTTCGTATTTGAGTGGAACTATTTCCTCCCCCGCTCCCTCACTCCCATCAGTTTTAGGTTCTCTTGTACTACGTACATAATCTGCCAACGTTGCGTACTGTTGGAGATCAGCCTCGTTCTTCAGGTCGTTTGGTAATTGAGCCATCCAAGAAGGACTGGTTGTCCCTTTACCATCATCGGTCTTTTCACCAGTGCTTTGATTACCATCAGGTTGCCCAAGCCCCTGTTGTTCCTTCCCATCTTTATCAGGCGCCCCTGTTAAATCAGGTTCAACTCCAGTGCCGGTCCCATCTGCTAAAGTCATCGCTTTCTCCTTTAAAAAGCCGGTTAATCAACCGGTTCTTTCCAATCGTGTTTTAACATCCATTCGATTAGAGATATTAAAGACTCTTCATCTAACATCCCTAAGTCCTCCATTTTTCTAATAGCAAAGTTTCTTAACTCTACGGCTCCGGGTTCGCATGGGATTTGGTCAAACACACCGCATTCTCTAAGTGTTCTTGCTAATTCAAAAACTCCTTCTTCAGTTCGATAAACATTCTTTAAAGCATTACGCTTGCTAAGAGTTTCTTTATCTATCTGTTGTCGAATATCAATCATCTACCTACAACTCCTTGCATCATTTGTTGAGCAGTTGTTCCAGATACATTAGATAACTTTGAAGCAGCATCAGCTTGCACTTGAAGCTGTTGCATTTGAGCTTGCTGTTGCAAAATCTCTTGTTGAGCTTTTCTTATTTTCTTAACTTCAGAAAGTTCTCTAATAATAGATTCGGGCATTCCATTAGCGCTCATTGCTTGACGAATAAGCTCATCAAAATCAACGTTCACTTGTGAATCAGGGTTCAACTGCATAACCGCTGCTAACGCTTGCATTCCTTGAGTTATCCCTGTAGTTTGGTGATAAGCTTTCATGTTCTGAGCCAATGGCCCATCTAATTCAACCTTTACTTGTCCGTTTGAAGAGGCCTTAATAAGCTCTTCTGGAGGAGGTGGCAACAATCCACTTTTTCTAAGAGAATTATAGGTTCTCATTATCAGTGGTGTAATCTTCTCTTCTTGCATGTTTCCGATAATGGAAGACAATAAGACCAAACCTTCTCCCTTAATCTCCCTAACCTCTGTAGCTGTTCTTTGTTGCTCTTGTCGCATGAGAATATTAAAGAGGTCTGAGTATAAGAATTGTTGAATCAACCTTGTTAGCATTTGTATTTGGTTAGCTAAGTGATTCAAATCTAATGAAGTAGGAAAGAGCTTTGGCTCACCTGTTTGAGCTAAGTTAACATAGTTTCTGCCACCCGGATTTAGATTTAATCTTCCTTTAAGAATCTCTGGAGCAAAAATAGGTGGGTTAGCATTCTTATCAGCAGCAAGCATGTAAAGATAAAATAGCTTGTCTAATTTTTTGATCTCTTCAATTAGTTCTATAACTGGAGAGCTTCCATAAGGACTAGATCCATTAAGAATCCATCTATGAATAGCTATGGGAAATTCATCGTATCCACTTTCATGGAAAACACTATCGCCAACAAAGCTATAGTGAACTGAAGCATATTGCTTCCTTGTAGAAATAATTGCATTGCCAGTTCTCCCTAAAGCGTTCTTGCGGGGATAGATTGCATGTAGTAATTTAATTCTTTGATGTCCAGCATTGTTTTTAATAAGCCTTTTAACTTGAACAGGAAGCTTTTCACCCCACTTCTGATAAGCTAAAAATGCAGTAATCTCATAAACTCTATAAAAAGTGTCTACCTTACGATTACCGTTTTCACTAATATAAAACTCTTGTGGGTCTATAGTGTCATAGACCATAGTTCCATTTTTTAGATCATCAATTACTATCTCTGCACTGGTTCCTTGTACAAAAGAATCCTTGGTGGCTAATAATGTGGCTGAATAAAAGTTGCATTGGCTAAAAACATTAAGAAGAGTGGACACTACCATCTCTAAATAGTCTTTAGCACCATGGATTTTATCAGCATTTTGAAAGTTCTTGTCATGAGTGGTGAAGTTAAACCATCTAATGTTTTGGCTTATCAAATAGCCCATTATTCCATTAACAGTGGTGTTGGTAGCTTCAACTTGAACATTCGTGTTTAATGAAATAGGTTTAATCTTACTTTGGCCTAAGCTAAAAGCACTTGTACGATGCTTTACTAAAGCACATGCTAACCAACGAATCTCTTCAGTAGGTCGGCGTACCCTTTCCATCTCCGACAAAGTACCTAAAAGTGATTGCTTTAACTCTTCTAATCTCTTTGTTTTTGTATCCACATTAGTAGTCAATCACATTTTTAAAAACTGATGGTGCGATTTAGCACAGATAAATTTTGAAGCAATTATTGATTAAGTACAGTTCATTGAATATGAGAAAAACAGTTAAACATTTGGGATCTATTTATGAAAGTTATTATGTAGAACACCATTTTTTAGTTGAACTAGAGAATAGTTTAGAAATCTTTATACTCAGAAAGGTTTATAAGGTTCCTCGTACTCCAAATCTCCAATCAACCTTTGACGTAAAAGTTCTTCAGCAGATATGACATCGGGAAATGATAAGAATGGTACTACTTGATCATCAGTGAGTTTGCTTAAAGCATCTAGCATATCATCATGCTTTGCATACGGATAAGCCAAATACTCTTCAAGGATAAACTCTTCGATGATATTAACAGTGTTACCTTCCCAATTTTTTCTCCAAATAGCATCAGGCATATAAACTCTTAATTGCCTAAACAGTGGTTCTAACGCTTCTATTCTCAATCCCTTAGCGCTAGTAGCTTTTATGGGATATATAGGGAATCTGTAGTTCCTGAAGGTCATTTGCTCTTCGATGTGTTGAATATCAGCTTGCATCCCAACCTCTTCATAGAAGGTCCCTAGTTGCGGGCGGTACTTCTGATGCAAAGAGAAAAGAGCATTAGTTCTACCGGTTAAAGATAACTTATCTCTTACAACATCAATAATGTAGTAGTTTCTGTCAGCTCCTAATCCAACTACCCACATTACAGTGTAGTCGGTCTTACGTTTAACTTTATCAGCTGGATCTATGAGAATTATTCTGTTTAAGTTCTCCCATATATTTGGAACCCAAGGTTTAATCCACTCTCTTAAAAATCCCATGTTGCTAGATTGGCGGGGATCGCACATCATTTGAGAAGCAAACACCCATGATCCAAAGTCTCTTTTTCTAGCAGCTATTACTTCTTTAGATAATAAAACTGGTGTCCCTAAATCATCCACACAAGGATAAATTCTAGGTTTAGCCGTTTGATTTTTCAATATGACTGAATAAGTATCAGCGTAGTGATATCTTGTTCCAATGATTCTGATTCTTACCGGTTGTTCTGGTGTATTTGCTCCGGTATTAAGTGACATTTGAAAAGCTTGAGTGGTCCTTTCAATCATTTCTGGAGAAGTAACACTATCGATTGTAACAACGTCATCATAGATTAAGATTGTGTAGTGGCCTCCAGTCTTTTGGCCTGTAACTAATCCTGATGCTGTTAATGTATCTTCTTTAGCTCTGTTTTTTCTTTTTACTCTTATAGAATCAGTGGTCCATGGAATACGCTGTCTAACACCCTCTTCATCGATATATGTTCCTTTGAGGGGATCTTCCCAAAGAATCTCAGGAAACAACCACTTGAGCCTCCAGTTGGATTCTAGCTCTGTCTTTATTTGGGCAACGAATGACTTAGCAAGAGTTTGGTTGTAACTGTAAATACAGATTCTCTCTTCAGGATTGATAAGAATATCTTGAATTGTCTTCAGCCATGTAATAATAGTGGATTTGTAGTGTTCCCTTGCCCAAATATCTAAATGCCCATCAGGGTTTCTCTGAACCTCAGCACACCTATCAAAAAGCCAATCTCGATTAAGGTCCTCTCTATCGCAAACAAAGACACCTAAAAAGAAGATGTCTTTTTTGACCATGTGGCGCATCCACTTACGTAGCTCTTCATTCTCCTCATCT